GTGGTCAACGACCTTGCCATCTCCCTTGCGAACAACACCCTCACGCATGAGTTCCCGGCGAGCCGCATTGCGCTTCGCACGGTCCTTCACTCGTTGCGGGTCTTCATTCAGACGCTCACGGGTGTAGTTGCGGGAGGAGGCTTTTGCCATATCAGCGTTTCCGGCCTTGCGGTTTGCGTATCATGCCACCTTTAGCCTTCTTGTCCGGGAACTTATTGGAAATAGCAGGAAAGGTTTCCTGTATTTTCTTGCCAATCTTTTCAGTTGGACCACGGAGCTTGGAAAGATTGTCACGGAGCTTTTCGCCGAAATCTTTCTCTGGTTTTTTGGGATATGGGGCTTGACCTTTTGGCATGTGAATCTCCTAACGGTATTTAGCGGCCTTGGCCGCAATCTTTTTGGGTTGGGGAACGAACTGCTTACCTTTGGCATTACCAGCCGCTTTGGCACGGTTGGTTGCCGCTTTCTCGGCGGGGCTTAAAGCCTTCCACGCGCTATCAGGAAGGTACCGTTTCTTACCCTTTGACGGCGAGCCATCGCTGGTTCGCCATTTCTGGTTGGTCCATTCCTTGAGAGAGCGTTGCGGGTCTTTCACGACTTGTAGCCTCCGCCTGACGCCTTGTACTGGCGTGCCAGTAGTTGGGCTTTTCGAGCCGACCATTCACCGGGGTCACCACCGCTGGAGCCTGCTTTAATTTTCTTGAATAGCTTTTCACGCATGCCCGGCTTCGTGTAAACGCCAGCTTTGTTGACCTGAGATTTTTTCTTGGTCGCCATAGCTTTCACCATTTAACTTTATGAGACCAGTACCGGGCAGATAACTTGTCCGGGCTGGCATCCTGTGCGTTGTGGCGGGCGTAGTAGGACTTCTTGCGTGCCTTGTCTTTAGCGGATGTAGGGTGCTTTCCAGCACCCTGCACGCCCTGTTGACCAAAGCGAATCGTCTTTACCTTGTCACCGCTTTTAGCGACAACAACATGGGACTTTTTGGGATGGCTAGGCGTGCGCTTCGGCTTGTTGAAGCCCGAAACACCGGCTCTTGCCAATCGCGGGTCTTTGCCTGCCATGAGCTTTCCCGTTTAACCGCAAAACAGCGTGATGTTAGAAGTGGCTACCTGAGACATCGTAAGCACCGCATAGTCATCATTACTGCCCTTGGTGGTCAAAACGCCTTCACCCGGAACAATGATGTTATGCACACTGGTATCACCACCGGTCGGCAGTTTCAAAATCACCGTATTGGACGGTTTAGCCGTAAAGGTAATGGTGCCTGCGGTCGATGCGGAAAGGTAGAATCCACTCTTAATACGCGCACGCGGAAGCGCCATATCACCGCCGAATCCGATTTTCACACCACCAGCAGAGCCAGCATCAACAGAGATGCTTTGAATGCTGGTGTAGTAATTTGCGGAATAGACGATACCGGCACTAGGACCGGAAAGCGTTTCAACTTGCGGCAAACGATTGCTTGCGTTTGAACCAACACGCAGGCCTGTAATGGTAAAAGTTTTACCAGTTTCAACACCGTCTGAGGTAATTGATAGTTTGTATCCGGTTCCGTTGTAACCCAGATTATTTGCCAACAAAGCAATCGAGCCACTGCTGGCAATAGTGCCAGAAGCCTTGAAATACTCGGTATTGCTTTGTTCCGGGGTTACTGCCCAGACATCATATTGCACTGTTCCTGCCATGAGCGTTCTCCGTAATCAGGTGGGTGGATTACAGGGTTACGCTGGTGTACAGAGCAATGTACTTGGTAGCACCGTTGATAAGGACCGGAATAAAGCCAACTTGAGCCGACGCAACACCGGAAGTGGCATTAAATCCACTGCCAATTACCAGCGAATTATTGATGCTCAAAGTGCCGATAGCGGCAGAAGTGGCGCTCAGGGTGGTGGTGATGGTCGAAGTTGCAACGATAGGACCAATAAAGCCGTTGTCAGATTTGACTGGGCCGCTAAATTTAGTTTGTGCCATGATAGTTCCTCACATGCGAGTTGCCCGTCAGTCTGCATGTCGTCAGCGCCAAGAAAGCTGTCTGCCGGGCTGGGTGGTCTTGGTACTATGATTAAACGCTGTCTGTATCCATATGTCAAGTAAAAGAAAAGCCCTCCGTGAAGAGGGCTTTCCAGTGGTACTGTGACTCTGTGGTTATCAGGACGAACCCGGCGAACCGTAGATGCCCAGCGGGTCGGACACGCCGAACGAATAACGCTCGCGGGCCTTGTAACGGACATTGCCCGTGTCAAAATCCCCGTCCATGCCGGTTGACATCGGCGAGCGGACGAAGTGCTTCATACCATTCGGAACATCAGTGATGATGAAGAAGGCGTTGGTGTCCGTCAGGTAGTGGTTGACGGCGTAGCCTTCCGGGATTGCTCCCATGTTCTTGATGGCATTGATGTCGTTGTCGGCGGTTGCGGTGCGGAGACTGGTCTCCATCAGGCGCTCGGCCACGAACATCAGGTTGGACGGGACAATGAGACGGCGCGGACGGGCCGCAATCAGCAGACCGCGTTCATCGAGGAAGTTAGCAATCTGAATGATTGCGTCTTCCAGCGAGGTCTCGTTGAGGTCAGCCGCCACAGTCGGGCGGTTGCTGTTGGTACCGCCGGACACCAGCGGGTGAGCAGTGCTGAACAGGGTAGCGCCGTCACCTGATTTAAAGGTGGTGAAGCCATTGTTCAACAGAGCCGCCGCTTTGACTTGCTTGGTGTTAGCCATACCACGAGCCAAGGCCTTGGTGTAGCGGGCCGAGAGCTGGTCGTACAGGTTATCTTCGATTGCTTCTTCAGTAATCGAGAAACCCATAGCAACGGTTTCGTGGTTATAGCGGGCAACGAAGGCTTCCTGCGCGTTGTCATACGCGATGGCTTGACCTTCAGGTTTAACCGGAGCAGTGCCGAATCCGGAGAGTTTGACCTCTTCTTCAAAGGCCTTTTCCGAGGACTCGGTTTCATAGATGAGCGTATGCTCTTCTTCGTACCGCTCATACTCCAAACCGAACAGGGCGTTCAGACCCGGCAGGAGTTCTTTCAACATCTGGGCGCGTGAAATTGCCATGATTTAGCTCCTTTAGGCAGTTACGCTACTGTAGTAGCCGTGGGTGAGAACATTCACCTTGACCAGCAGTTCGCGGTAAACCGTGAACACGATAGTCGAGGAGGACGGGATTGCAACAACAGAGCCGGGGGCGGCGATAGCGGCATTCAGCGTAACGCTGGTGTCACCAACGGCGGCGGCGGCAGTTACAAACGAACCGGTTTGAATCAGTTCGCCATTTGCGGCGGTGTAAGCAACGCTGGTACCAACCGGAATCGCCTGCGGCGTACCAGTACCGGTAAGAGTAATGGTGAGGCTGTTGGAAGAGCCAGTTGCGGTGAAGCTGTACGAGGTCTCTTCGACCACGCCCAGACAACGCAGGGGCAGGATGGAGGTAGCCGGGGTAGCCACAGGAGCCAGAATGGCGTTCTGCGAGTTGCCGGTGTTTACATTACCAGTGTTGTCGATAGCCGACAGGTTGGTGCCGATGAGGGCATACGCGCCGGAAGCCATGACGGTGGTAGCCGAACAGACAGCCGCTTTGTAAACGGTATCCGGGTCGTCATTGATGTACGCGACAGCATCGCCAGCCAGCGTGGAAGCGGGCCAGTATTGCGAGAAGCGTTTCTGCTTGGTGGTCGGGTCAGTGTACGAACAACCCAAGAAAATACCAGTGATAGCGTTGGAGTTAGTAGCGGCTCCAATCGAAACACGGGTGAGAGAACCTCGAACGACTTTCACGAAATCACCATTGAAGATGTCCGTGGCGTAGCCGTATTGAATCGGGTACATACGGGTGGAACCCGCAAATACCTGACCACCGACAAGGTTAATCGGTTTCAGTCCATAGGGGACCGATACTTCAGTACCAGATGCCATGTTGAATACCTCTTAAAAGTTTAGGAATATGGCCGCATTTAACTGCGACCGAACGATGTCCGCGTGCTTCGCTCAGGATTGAGCAACGGCATGCGGGGGTCTCCTTCCCGGAGGAAGGAACGGTCCACGCCTTCGATTTGCCTATCCGAAAGTTGCTGGTAATACTGCTGGCGGGACTTCATCATATTTTCCGGGGCCTTGCACAAGAGCAGTCCACCCACTTCGATATTCCCTTTGAACTGGGAATTGTGGTCAGACAGGATTTGAAGTTCCGGATAATCTTCGGCTTTGACCGGCGTCCAACCTTCACGCATCATGCGAGAGACATTGGTGTTGTCGGCGCGACCGAGTGACGAGGTTCGTACCCAGCGGTGTACCCAGCCCTCACGGGGTTCGGGAACCGGAAGCGAGGATTGCGGTAGCCATGAGTCCGTTGGACGGGCTTCATCTTTCCGCTCTACTCGTACTGTGCGCTCTTCAGCCATTATTGCTCTCCTTGATGAGTTGTTTGGCATACTGCTCCGGCGTTAAGCCGAGCCTCTTAGCGAGAGAGACTTGGGTAGCAGTCAGTTGGATTCTGCGCGGCGTTACGGCATTGCTTCGCTTGGAAGGTGCCACCACCGAGTTAGGTTGGCGTTGAGGGGTCTGGCGCACTTGGGCCTCCTGCTCAAAGTGTTCGGGGAAACGAGTCCGAACTGCCTCGTCTATTGCATTGTAGTATTCTTCCGTATCCGGTTGAATGCCTTCATCACGAACCAATCGTTCGTGTACACCATAGGCCAATGCCGTCATCTCTTTGTTGCCTTTTGGTCCAAACCACGAATTGCGCTCGGACCATTTGAGAGCTTTCTCGCTTGGTACCGGCGGGGTGAACTGGGGTTGCTGTGGTTGAACGGCTTGGGCAGGAGCTTGGGCCGGGGCTTGCGGTTTGGGTCGTGACTGGAGCGTGCGTTCGTGCTTTTCAGCTTCACGGAATTCGGTTTGGGCCGTCAGGAGTTCTTCCTGCGCGGCGATGATTTTG